GGATTTTATTTATATATGCATTAGCTTTACTACCTCTTAACTTTGAATCATGCTCATGTTGCATTAAAACTTTTCTAGGTAATTTAAATATACATTCATCAGTAAAAATGTTAATTTTATAACTATCTAATCTATTTGTTTTATTCTTTTTAATGTTACAATTGAATCCTAAACTTCTACACAAGGAAGAAATATTTAATGCTAATTTTTCTGAAGAAGTTACATATACTGGAGAACCATTTTTAGTTGCATGCCCATCTCCATCCATTAATCCTTTTAATAACTCTAATCTGTTATCATATGAATTTATCAAGTAATCTTCTGGAATAAATTTAGTTTCACTTCTGGAACCCAATAATCCTAAATTACTAAATATTTTTTTACAATCTTTTATTACAAAATTCCAATTAGATCCTTTAGATCCACTATATTTTATCTCATTATCAAATACAGTTTTATAAAATCCCATATCTTCTATACAAGATGAAACTTGGATTTGATTTTTAGTACAATGCGTTCCTCTTATACATCCTTCTGCTATAATTAATCCCATCATATATGGATCAATTGGAACTTCTTTTTTAGGGTAATCAACAGACTGTCCATTTGGTATAAAGAAATTATTTTGTTTATGTTTATTTTGAGTACCAATTTCTATAATTTCTTTAGTACTATAATTTTTTATTTCATGCGGATGTTCATTTAATTTATATACTGACCAGATATGATTATCACTACACATTATTTCTCTACCGTCATTTAATACCATTTTATATATAGGCATATATTCATCAACTGGTATATTAATAACTTTAGTAGTTTTACCATTTGGTGCAAATAATGTATCACCTACTTTAATATCTTGCCATAATTTAGTAGTACCATCAGGTAATTTAACAATTTGACTATATGGATGAGCCTCATAATTAGCTTGAGCATTGTAAAATTTAAGCAACCTTAAACATGTTTCATAAAATTCATTTGCTGTTCTAGGTCTACCAGTATATTCAGCAACTACTCTATCAGTTAATATATCAGCTATAAAAATACTAGCCAATGAATTAGTAGTAGATGCGTCATCATCTATAGGATCAATGCCTGCATAATATCTAAACCTGGGAATATTACCACTACCGTCTGTGATAGGCATTTCAAATATCTCTAAAGCTCCTTGTTTATTTATATTATCTTTTAATGGAAACTCCCTAATTACTTTTACATCCGCACTTGGTTTATATTCTATTATCCCATTAGTAGCATTTATACCTAACTTACCTATAAAGTGTTTAGCAACAAATTTATTTTGTTCTGGTATAATTTCTTCTAAATATGATTTAAGTTCGTCTACAGGAAATAAAGTACCTTCTACTCTCATAACAGCTTCTTGTGGAGTAATTGGTCTTTCAGCTTTTTCTTGTGTTAGTGCGTTTTCTTTAGATGCATTTTCTCTAATTTTTTTTCTACCTAAAAGTATTTCAATTAAAGCTTTTACTACATTAGAGTTACCATTTTCATCATAACAACCTTTTCTATTCATATATTCAGGAACAAAAAAACCACAAGTACCCTGACCTTTTACTTTATCCCATACATTAGAAAGCATTTTAACTTTATAACCTCCTCCTCTATAAAAGAGTTCTTCTAACCCCTCGAATTTACTTCCAGGTGTACCCCCCGTACCAAAAACTATTTGATAGCCAAAGGTAAAATCTCCATCCTCAATAGATGGTCTAGCAATATTCCATGTTTGTAAGAGACCGGGATATATACCTCCCTCCTCATGTACAAGTAATTTACCTCTTTTACCCCTACCTTTTTCAGGATTACCTTTTGTTGTAACCCCCATTATTTCAGACATATAGCCTCTTTCAATACCACTAGAATCTATATAACTAGCTCTTTTGGTATCCATTGTATCTTTCTTTTGCTTTAATTTCTTCCATGCAGTATTATCATCAATAAACTCCATATAAGACCAGCATTTGTTTAAAAGACCATCTTTAGTTAAATACTCGTTTTCAGAAGCAAATGCAAAATTTTTAGATTTTTTATATAAATAGAAATTTCTATCTAACATGGAACTTACTTTAAAAGAATACCCTCGACCCCTCGTTTTTAAAACAGAACCATATTCTGAACTTTCTTCTCCTTGTTCTACATAATGATAAAACTGATAATCACTATCCCAAAAATCTGGAAAATCTTGTATTCTTTCGGCTCTAGTAGAACCTTCTTCATTAACTCTTGTAAGCATAATAGGAGAATAATTAAGATACCAATAATAGTACCCAGGAATCCATTCACCATCAGATTCCCTTATATAACCTTCCTTACATCTTCTAGTTTCTTCATCCCAAAATTTTTTATATTCTGAATTAGGATGTGGATTAGGATGTAAATTTGTATATTTACCATATTTTTGAAAATGTAAAGCAGGTTGTCTAAAATAATCTGTATTTTCTAAAACATGAGGGTTCGTTATATTTACAATAATTCTACCTTTATTATCTTTAGGCCTGTCTTTAGCGTAACCACGCTGCTCCTTGGGGGACATCATCCAAGATAACATTCTGATATTTTCTACTAAGTCTAAAAGCTCCACTCTAATATCAGAGGGAGCTTTATGTAATTGTTCATAATAAATATTATCTATTCCTAAATTACTATAATACTCTTCAAATTCTAATTCTTCATTAGTCTTCATACATACTTTTTATCTTACCACCCTGTACAGAATTAGAAGTATCCATATCTCTTTTAATTTTTTGTTCATGTTTTTCTAAAGTATCTAATAACTCACCAGTTTTTGTAATATTAGTCATTACTTTGTTGGCATCATGTATTAATTTTCCTTTATCGTCTATTGCTGTTAAATCTAACTCTCTAAAATATTTTCTTAATTCATTAACAGAAACTTTAACATCTTCTAAAAACAACAAAGATATAGGTAAATCTTCTTTATAAATTTCAATGGCTTTTTCTACTTCTTTATCTGGTTTGAAAGATTTATCTTCTAGTAAACTGACCACCTCATTATGTCTTTTTTCTTGATCAGTAATATCAGCTACATAACTTCTAAAGTCACACATCCAAAATATATAACCTAAATCCTTATAGGCTTTAGTTTTACCTTTAGTTTTATCTCTATCCCATATCCTTTTAAAAATGGGAATAGAGTAAATATCTGGACTTATTGTTACTTTTTGATATTGATCTAATTCAAAAAAATTTCTCATTATTTTTTAGGAAATATTACTAAAAGTTGCCTTGATTCAAAAAGCTGATACAAATCAATATCTTCTTTTTTATCTGTAGGTTTTGCTATTTCTCCAGTTTCTTTATTAAACCCTAATGTAAGACCCAATTGTGCTTTAGGATTTTTTTCTAAAACACTAGTATCTATCAAAATATTATCACCTACTTTAATATCTGTACCATTTTCTAATTTAACAAATGGTCCTACAGCTACTACTTCTTGAATATCATCTAATGTTTTAGTGGTAATACCACTTTCTGTTACTACTGCATTTGCTGTAGTTAGTACTCTTCCAAAAGGAATTTTTACATTTAATTCTTTACTCATAATTTTTTATTTTTCTTCTTTAAATTTTTTATTACTTACTTCTATTATTTCGTCTAATCTTTCTTCTAATTCTTTTGAATGGATTACTTTTAAGGATTCCATTTGAAAACCATCTTGACTTACTGTAATTTCAAATTCTTTTTCTCCACTATCTGTTAACTCAGCAGGTTTAATAAAATAATCTATTACATTTTGATCTTTAATATTTGCCACAGTTATAATATACTCAGGCACTGGTTTATCATAAACTGTTGGATCATTATTATGATTTTGAAATGCTTGTTTAAAATTTTGAAAATTCTTAATTGCTAATATATCTAATTTCATACTTCCTTTCTTTTTTTTCTATTATTATTAATATGTTTCATTACTTCATATTTAGGATACATATTGAAAAGATACCTAATATTAAAATTTGTTTTCATACTATTAAATTCTTCCCTATTCTCTACTTCAGTAAAATCTAATTCTTTTAATTTTTCATAAATAAACTCAAATTGACTTTCTACTAACTTTTTAATTACACTAGTAGGAATATTATATTTAATGGCTAATTTATTTATTATTAAATTATAACTCATTTAATTCCTAATTGAGACATTAATTTTTTTAACTCTGATTTATTTTTTATATCTCCCCTGAATATCAAAAGATCATCTTCTGTATCTATCATTGATTCTTCAAATATATCCAAAGATTGTCCTTTCCATTTTCTTAATTTATATCCAAAAGTATGTTTAAACCATAAACTTCCTATATGTTTCCATCCTAAACTTTCAATATCTTCTTTATCAAGATATTTTACTCTGATATCTCCATCAAACAATAAAGGCATTAAATCAGACTCTACGTTTTTGTAAGAACCATCCAATTTATACTTTTCTTTTAAAAACAGTTCCCCATATTCTTTTATTTCATATTCAAACCCTACATGAAATTCTTCTATTTCTGGTGTATAATACTTATTCTCCATTTTTAATATTAAATTTAAAAACTAATTCATAATCTCTAGTGCCTTCTATAATAGATGGATTATATTTAGGATCAATTGTATTATTAACTATAATACCAGCATTCCTAAGTTGTGTAAGATAGTTAGCAAATATTTGCTTACCCATATCTAACTCAGTTCTAATCTTATACATATTATCACTATCAAATACTATTTTCCAAGTATCAGATTCTCTTTTAAAATTTTTTCTTTCAATAGCAAATAAATATAATATCTCAGTAATCAATTCTATTTTCTTACCAGTTAACTTATGCATTGGCTTAGTTAACTTTAAATAGTAATAGATTGCTTTTTTTAAATCTACATTAAACTGTGCTACTCTTTTATTTACCATTTTCCTCTAGGACAACCTTTATCTGATTTAGCTCTAATCCTTATAGGGCAACCACATCTATTACATCTAGGTCCCCATATAGTTTCATTTAAATTATAAATACTATCACAAGACTTACATATTATTAATCTACTTTGATACTCTTCTTCTCTCCTTCCTAAAGCATGATTAGTAACTCCCTGTGCTATGTATTGAATATTTTTCATATCTTCTGTAATATTCATACTAACAATTTACATGATTTTGTTTCTCCCACTCTTCTAATGTTATAACAATACTATAATTAGTTACACCACATTCAGGACAATGTAAACCAAATACTTCTTGTTTCAATCCTAAACTACCACAATGTTTACAACATTCCACTAATTCTAGTTCTTCTAAAGCATCTTGTGTATATATCTTTTCCATTATTTTCTACTGTATTTTTTCCACCATTTTCCTCCAAATAATCTAATAACTCTATAATATAGTTTTTTTAGTTTAAAGTTAGTTTTTTCCATTTGGTATAACATTTCTAAATCTGCTTGTAATCTAGTAACTTGATCTCTAGGGGCAAACTGATATAGTATATCATGTACAAGACTAGCATAATATGTCTTTGGTTTACCAGTACTTCCATCTGTTGCACCATCTGGTGTACCAATCATCAAATCAAATACAACCCATTTGGGAGTACATCCATCCCAAGCAAAACCTTTTTTAGCTATTACTGAACCATCTTCTTGCATTTTACAATACTTATTTTTAAAAGATACTCCTCTTAAAGAAGTATTAATAGTTACTGCTTCTTCTAATATAAATTTCCAATTTTTACTCATTTTAAAATTCTATTGGTTTTTCTTTACTCATTTCTAACTCATTCATTAATATTTCATCTTCTGCATATCTACCGAAAGATACTAAATATTTTATATCATTAAAATATACACTATATTGTATATCCACTATTACTCCTTTTCCATTATCTGGATTAGTTTTATGAAAAACCGTATCACCAATATTAAAAGAAGGATTAAAACTATATTCTATCATGATTTTTTACAAATTTAACTTGTTATTTTTAATTTTCCAAATATTTCTTATACTATTTTATAAAATCATTATATCTTATTTCTCCTAACATATAGCAATATCCATTAAGCTTTTGATTATTTTTAACTTTTAATAATCTTTCGGCTAACTTTTCTGGAGATTCACAATGACTTTTAGTAGTAACTAAACTACTTAATATAGGATTATACCTTTTAAATTCTTCTTGTGCTTCTATAATACTATTCACTTTACTTTATTATTTCTAATACTTTTTTAAGTTCTATTCTATTTTTTAGTTTTCCTTTAAATAAAGTAAAGTTTGCTGAGTTTTTATTTTCAGGTAAATAATATTTGTATTCATTATATATTGGAAAGCCATAGAATTCAATCTCTTCTCTATGTAAATAACCAAGTATTTCACATTCTAATGTACTATAATCATACATTAAGAAAATTGCTTTTTTAATATTTACACCTGAATATTTATTTTTATTACTTCTGTTTCTAGCTTTACTAAAACCTAAAGATTCAAAATCATCATTATCCAAATATTTTAGTTTATATATTTCTTCTTGGAACTTTAACTCAAGTAATTCTTTAGTTGATAAAAAATTCTCTATGTTATAAGTTAATTTAAAATTGTCTTTATATTTATCTATGGATGAATATGTATTAGACCCGTCTATCATATTTTTTGATATTGTAGTTTTATAAGTATATTCTGTATCAAACTCTATAGAATATATATCTACTCCCTCTACTAATTCTTCTTTTTCTGCTGTATAAAATTTACTCATTTCTTGTCTCTCAATTTACAACTATAACCATCACAACCTTTAACACATTCTACTGGTTTAATGTGACACCAAATAATCTCCTTCTGTTCTACCACTATTTAATTTACTATACGTGTCAGCAGCTCTAGCTTGCCATTCTTCTAATAGTTTTCTGTATTCTCCTTTATTAATATCTTTTTCATAATCAAAAGGATCACACCCTATAATATATAAACTTCCTTCATTATTTTCCATATTGTATTTATTTAGAGTATTTAGTATAAAAATTATAATCTCCACACTGATCACATGTACTACTATCAGATTCAACTACATCTAGTTCTAGATACTCTAAACTAGTTTTCACTAGCTCTCTCAATAAATGTTCTTTATTAGTATTTTCTTCTAACATATCAAAGATAAAATCTTTCAATACATCTGGATCAATATCCTCATACTCCTGCCCATTAATTCTGAGTATTTCCCCAAAACAATGGTTACCTCCTTCATATTCTTTTACTTCCATATTCTCTTTATTTAAATTATTCTATACAAATTTAAACAGTAGTTATTTATTATCCAAGGAAAATCTAAATTATTTATAAAGTTTATTATAGTAAACAAAATAAAAAAGGTCCTCCTAAAAAGAAAGACCTTTAATCAAAATGAAAGAAAGTATTAAGTGCTTCAGAAGGAATCGAACCTTTTAGTCAAATGACACCAGATTTACAGTCTGACTCTGATCCCACCCAGCAGCCTCAGCATAATTCACCCATTCACTATATAAAATAGTATTAAATAAATTATAATATATTATCAATTAAACAGAGCAGGGTTTCCCCCAATTCTTGTGAAATTTTGGAAAACCTTGGCTTATCTAGTTTATTAATGTGGTCATACCCTGCAAAACCCCTACCCCAAACTACTGACATTACTTTCAGCCCATAGTCATAACTTCGTTCAGGCAAAAACAACCTAGATAAGTTGCTTGTTTATGATGTAATCTCCAGGATTACTATGCAAACATAAACACTATATAATTCTTATACAAGTAAAAGTAAGATTATTTTTACATGTCTTATAGCACTTTTAATTTTTTTAAAGTTTATTAGAAAAGATAGCTAGTGTTTTGGTAATGAAAAATTTTAATATTTTTTTTTGAAAATATAATTCTTTGCATGATTTATATTTTCCTGTCTTTGAATTTCTTGTAGTTGATCTATTACAGGGTTTGGGTTAGTAATAATCATACCTCCTAAATCAAACATAGTAAAAAACCTATGTATTTCTGCACCATCTGGATTTTCGTTAATATGTATTTTATATAAATCTAATATCTCCTTCATTTTTTCTTATTTAATGTAAAACATATACAAATCTAAGTAAAAAATTTTTAAATTCCAAATTTTTTTAAATTTATTTTAAAAACATGCACACGGAGGTACATACATTCCCACCCCCTACTTAGTATTGATGGGGTCATACCCCCACTACTAAAACCTAACTATACTATTATGTTCGTAATTTATGCACCACTTGTACTAATGACAGTATTCATTGTAGGGATGATATCAGCAGCTATCATCCACAGCATCAAGTATAAAAAAGAAGGAGAGTAATTCTCCTTTTTTTACAAATAAACACAAATCATTACCCTAACTAAGCATTGAACTAAACTATACTATCATGGGATATTATGAACTATCAATTGATCAAGAAGATATAGCAGACCTATATTTTGATTGGGATTAGAAGTAGATGAACTAATCAAGCAACTTAACGGGGAGTAAAATCCCCTTTTTATATGAACCAATTTCAAGAACTAATTGACTTACTAGATAAATATGAAATCACTAATGCTAGTGATGCTTTAGAAGTCAGACAAATAACACTATCATGAGAAGAACTATCATCTTATTAGTAGGCACTACAGTAGCTGTATTATGCCTATCTAGCTGTACTCAGAGGACTTGTCCTACATACAGTAAGAATACTATTAGTAAGCCTCATGCAGGCTCTAATACATGTGCTAGTAATAAACCTACTAGTTATAAAGGTTTTAACTATTAGAAGGAGTAATCCTTCTTTTAGTATAAAAACACAAATTCATTATCCATCCTTAGTATTGAACTTTAAACTTTATACTTATGACAATTGAAGATTTTATCACAGCTCATCAATTAACTAACATTGAACTTTGGCCTACTAAAGAAGGTTCTAAAGCTGAATACAGTGGTAGAGCTATCAGTAAAACTGAGGGAGAACTCAGACTAGTTTCTGTTAATAAAGAAAAAGGTGGTTATTCTAAAGAGAAACCAACCTTTGTCTATGAAGCAGAAGCTATCAATGTAGATCAAACTACTGGTGAAGAAACAGTAGACAGATTCTTTGTACTTAGTAATAATGCTGGTAAAGAAGCAGCCATTACTATGAATGATTTTATGTAATATAGAAGGCCCTTAATTGGGTCTTTTATTCTTTTATTAAAAAAACACAAATTCAAAACCCTTCCTTAGTTTTGATGTACTAACTACATTGATTACATATTAGTATTACCTAGTACTATGCATTACATAGTAGTGGGTATTACACTTAACAAAAAGATTATTATGAAATAATTAGATAAATCTCAGGTATTCTCAAAAATAACCTGTATATTTGTCTTATCTAATAAAACAAACATACAGCAGAGCTGGCATCCTCCAAAAGCTCGTCTCTAGATTAGATCATAAACCAACGTCTTAAGGAGAAAATCTTTGGAGGTTATAGGAACCTTTCAGCAAAAAGAATTTAAAATTATACCTGATTTAGTCAGGTTTTTTTATTTATAAATACTATGTATTCTATATATGGTGTAATAATTGAATCTGATAATTCAGGTTTAGATTATGACTTTGAATAGAAGTCACAAGTTAACTCCTTGTTACAGAAAGAGTTGGTTAAAATTTGGTTTGTGTTGAATGAGTGTATATATAATAACCTGTTACCATTGGTAATGGGTTATTTTTTTGTTTATTTGATTTAGAATGGGATGTTGAGTGGTTATATATCAATTCACCCTAATATCCCTATAACTTTACCTTATCAAAAAACCAACAGAATAATTAATAATTATAGCACTTTTAGACTAAAAATAAAAACAGGTTAAACCTTGAAACCTTGTGATGTAACTACTTTAGCTAAGTAGATAAGTACTGTAGAGGAAACCATCCTCAATCACTAAAGAAAGATAGAATATAAATTGTAGTGCAACTATGTAGAGTGCATTAATTGGAAGCAGTATATACTGTCAGCTACATATTAAATCTATCAAGTGTACCAACTGTATTGTGATATGTTGGATTGTAAAGTATAAATATTAGTTTAGCACAAGTTGTGGCAACATATTTATTAACTTGTTACACTTAGGAGTTTCACAGCAAGGGATAATTAGGATATTATCTTATGATCATTTATAATAGTGCTAACACTGGCTGAGTATTCTGGTTGGTTAAATGTTTTGCTCTCTCAAACAGCTATTATAGATGATACTAATAGTCAATATATAACACTTAAACTAAAACTAATGAAAACACAATTAATAATATTACCAGAATGCAACATCATTGTAAGTGATGAAGAGATTAAAGAAGAGGATTTACTAGTAGATTTAAGAACACTACAATATGGTAAAATTTATACTAGTATTGGATTTTCTAAAGCAGAAGGTTATATAGGATGGATAAAATGTGATACAGGTATTATACTTAATCAAAAAGATAATCAATGTAAAAAGTTAATAGCATCAACTAATCCTGAACACAATCTACCATCAATAAACTATAATGGTTTAGAAGAAGAATTTGGTATTGTTAATGTTGAGAAATTGGCTGATGAATTTTATCAGAATTATCAGTCACAACCCTATGCTATGGAGAAAGGAGCTTGGAGGCAAGGCTTCAAAAAAGCTCAATCTCTTAGTGATAAGAAGTTTAGTTTGGAGGATATGTTAGTAGCATTTAATAAAGGTGCTTTTTATGGTTCAACTAAATGTGGTAATACTCAGTATTTCGAAGAAGTCATCCAATCACTACAACAACCTAAAAGTTGGAATATAAAAGTTGAAGTAAATGAAGATTTTATTAAAATATTAAACATAATTGATTAAAAGTTAGGAATTGTCAGAACAATGTAGTATATTTGTAGTAAATTAAATACTATAAATATGTTAAAAAACAGAGATATTTTAATTAGAGTTGATTTAACTTTAAAAAAGAAAGTTCAGGAAAAAGCAAAATCTCTTGGACTTTCTACATCTTCCTATATTAGAACATTATTAACAAAAGAAGTTAATAATGAATAATATTTGTGGAATTTACAAAATTGTTTCTCCTTCAAGTAAGATTTATATTGGACAAACTTTAGACTTTAATAGAAGGATTAACGAATATAAAAAAGGATACTCTTCTGTAAAATCACAAATTAAACTTTACAGGTCTATTAATAAATATAAATGGGAGAACCATTCTATAGAATTAATAGAAAAATGTAGTATTGAACTTTTAAATGAGCGAGAAAGATATTGGCAGGAATATTATAATGTTTTAAAAGAAGGGCTCAATTGTTTATTAGTTAATACGGATAGTATGAAAATGGTATTATCAGATGAAACAAAACTTAAAATGAGTATTGCTAAAAAAGGGAAGAAAAAATCTCCTTTGACAGAAGAACATAAAAAACTATTATCTGAGGTAAAAAAGGGTAAAAAACTTTCTGAATATCATAAGAAATGTATTTCTAAAGGTTCAAAAGGAACAAGATTAAGAGGGGAACATCCTTGTGCTAAAAGAGTCATTAATATAGAAACAAATGAAATTTTCGAATGTGTAAAGAATGCTTGGGAAAATTTAAATAAATATTCATATTCTCATTTTAGGTCTATGTTAAATGGAAACTGTACAAATAAAACTGTATATAAGTTTTTATAGTCAAAAAGCCAAAAATAACTAACAATCAAATCAAAATATTAAAATAAACACGAAAACAATCTGAGGATGACTATCAATGGAGTATGAAGATTTAGTGATAGACGGAAGAAGTACTTCCATCATTAGGTGATGATTACCATGTATTATAGATAGGACTTAAACGTGTATAAATAAAAGTTGAAACCTCTTGTGATAAAAGAAAACCAGAACTCTAAATTCTGCAATTCGAATAATATGGGTAATAGGCAAGGATTGTGTATCCTCCACCGTTACCATTCTCTTAATACTCCTTTAGAAAGAGTAGAGTCTAAAACTAATACACTATTATATATCACAAGTTTCAATAGAGAAAATCTATTGAGTAGAATGTAGTATTGTTATCAACAGTTTACGCCTATGTAACATCAGTGTAGCAACACTGCATTCTTTAAAAGGTTATTGTTTATTAATTAACCTGAATAAGAATATAATGGAAAAATTTAATATAGCTGATGAAGCTTATCTTTTTTTAAAAGATGAAATAAGGATAATCAAAGTAATTGTTAGAGAAGTTCGTTCTACTAAAATACCTGTTAGAGAACCTTCAAATGCGCAGGGTATATCTTCAGAATATATTGAGCATTTTGAATATAAATTTTATAGTGATAATTATAACCACTTTAAAGATGCAAATTGTTCTTTTAAACAAGAAGATGATTTAGATAAAAATTATTTAATCTCTAAAACTTTAAAAATAATTAAAGAAAAAATAAGAATAAAATTAGAAGATGTTTCATAGTAAAATAAATAATTTTAATGGGATATCTGGATGGTTACAATCTAACCATCCAGATACTGTTAGTGGAAAACATACAAATCAAATATTTTCAAAAACTAATTCTATAATGAGAATATTTCTTAATGAAAATGGATTTAAAGTTTTTAAAGATAACCATGTTAATGCAAAGATTGTTTCCAAACATTTTAATCAGTTTACTGATTGGTGTAATAGAAAATATAAATAACAAAACAAAAGAAAGTTATGAAACTAATATTATTTCAATTGATTACTAATTTCACTATTGGGAGTATTGTATATTTTGATAAAAATGTACATAAAATAGTAGATATTACTATGATTCATCCTTTTATGAAAAATAAAAGTTCAATATTTATGTCTACATGGAAAAAACCTTTATGGTTTGTAGTTACATTAGTTAATCCTCATGGAGGTATTAATATTGTAGGACATAATGCTATAAAAGATATTTATAATGCAGGTTATAATTATGAACAGATAGTAAAAGCATTTAAGTATTAATCAAACATTGAAAACAAAAGAAACAATGGAACATCAATTTAAGAAAGGAGATAAAGTGATTCATATTATCTCTAAAAAAGAGCTTATAT